TGTATCCAATTTAATAAATCGGTATCTATTATTAATTGCAACACCACCAGCAGAAACCGCTGCACCTTCTTTGAAGATGTTTTTACCAAAGCGATTGACTCCTTCTTGGATAATCGTTTGGAGTTGGGTCAGTTCTCTTGCTTGTAATGCCTTTTTATTGTTAAAGAGAATACGTTGAAAACTTTTATCTTCATCGTAGTCATCCCTATAAACATTTGCAAAAGTATTTGTGGTGAATGTCTTAACCATTATAGTTTCTTTCTATCAAGTACAATTGTCTAGTTTAATAACTATTTTAATATCTTCAGTTTGATTGGCAACTCTAGCCACCGCTGCTCTATTATCTATGTATAAAACATCACCAGACCTTGGATGTACCTCTGGTTTAATTTTAGAAGAGTTGGAAGATATGACTCCACTTCCAGACCCACCATCTTCATTAACAGTTTCACCATCAACAAACGAAACATAGCCCGTTGAATCAAATTGATGATAAAATAGATTGCTATCAACTACGTTGTCAAGAAATGCTCTCGCCCCACTTGTAGCACCTACAACATATCTATCTTTAGTAAATCCCACACTTGGTGTTACTTTCATTTGATATAGAGTATTTCCAGAATTGGAATTAAAGTGTTTACCAGTTGATCCATGAGAATCTTTTAAGTTTTTCATAATTCCAATTTGTCTGAAGTCTTGTCCAGTTATGAAGTCTGTTTGATTTCCAGTAATTTTTGAATTTATCATTATAGACTTAGCACGTAAATCAACAGAAGCATTCGCACCAATACCTCTTGCATTTGAAAATACAGGTCTAATTGAGGCTGTTGAACCTGTAGCATGTATAGTTGTTAATATTGCACCATCTAAATCATCTTGGGTATGGAAGGTGCTAGAGTCTGATGCAAACATTACTTTCTTTATCACACCACCACTAGTTGTTACCAATATGTTACCGTCAAGTACACCATTAACTTGTACTCTACAAGAATCTGTATAATTTAAACCACCACTATCTACAATAAATGAAGTAATTTCGCTACGTCTTGCGGTTTGTTGGATAGCGTATTGTTTATTCTCAGCCCCAGTTGAATTCGAATCAACACTCTCTATGTGTCTGATGGGCATCCAATCTTGGGTCATATAATAATTAGCCTCTAAAGGAGAGACACTGTATAAAAATTTCCATCTATATCCATCGGATGTGCCAATTACATGATTATTTTGTCCAGTTGGTTTTATAGTAGATGGTACTGTTGCACCAACAGAATTTCTACCTGTTACCAAACAAATATAAACATCTTGAGCATCAGTCATAACATAATATGGAATGCCATCAGAATCATATTGATTCATAGTTCTTTCATCATCATATTGAGCATAAGTCACACCACTTGTCCAATTTTGTCTTTTAACAACAAGTGATGCGGAATTGATTTTTATTATACTCTGTAATCCTTTTCGGAAATCATTTTCTTCATCAACATCTTGTCTTGGTGCTGGTGCTAAATCACCACCGTTACCCCAAGATTGAGATTTTGATAATCCTAGATAAAAAGATGGACTAACACCAGTAGTAATATTTTTCAACACTGGTTGAATTAGTTCTTGCTTGAGGGTTTCCGTTACAATTGATGCCATATTATTTCCTACTTTAGATTAAAGCGTCCTTAGTTTGCTGTATTGTTTTTCCCTTAATATCACTTATAAGAGTTGAACCTATACTATACTTTGTATTTATATAGTTAGAATCACCTTTACAGTCACAAAACTCTTTAATTGTTCTATATCTTGGTGATGGGAAATTAATAGTATTTCCTACGCTGTCATAAGGAGCATTTGCCGCCGCTGATTGAAAACAAAAGTTTTGAACAGTAAGTGTTCCGATATTAATACTGTCTAAACTATGATCTCTAAAATGATTACTAGATGAATAATAATCTGAATCTATAGATGATTTTATTTTTGTTAATGGTCTATTATTTACTCTTTCATGAGTAATAAGACTTGGACTAAATCCAGTTGGCCCATACATATTACCAATAGAAGCGTCATACGACAACCCCCACTCCAACATTCCAGACGAGTCATCTATGTAAAGAATTTTATCTGGATCAAACGCACCACTACTTGCTTCTATTACAACACAGTTTCCAGAAGGCACAATCGCAGTGCAACTTAAAGGAATATGTTCCATAGAAAATTTATGACTTGAATCCTCTATTGCCAGATCAGGATCAATTGTGGGTGTTGGAGTCTCCGACTTTATAGTTACTGAATTATCAGTATTAATTTCCATTTCTGCTGCAAGATGAAATCCTGCTGGATGTACAAATTTTCTATAAAAATCTTCATATTCTCCAAGTGATGTTTTTGATTTAATTAGAACCGAAAGTACTTGATAAACTCCACCATCTTGAATTACTTTTGTTGAGTGTGGCCCGATTTCAGAAGCACTATCCCCAACCATAAATAAATCTTTTTTAGGATATATAATTTCACTAGTATTATCATTATAAAATGATCTGAAAAATCCTTTCGCAGAGTACAGTGAACCTTTAACTCTAAAAAATTTTGCAAAGTTTCTTAAAACTTCTCTTGGTTCATTGAAAAATTCTTGGCCCATACCCAAAGCAAATTCTTTAAACATATTATCAATATATAAGAGATTAGTTGTTCCTATATCTCTAATATCATATAAGTCTTTGATAACATCATTAAACTGACCATCAGAGTCCATATAATCATAATAGGTCTCTATAAATGTTATAAGGTTTGGATAAGAACTAGCAAAATATTCTGGCAAAATGTCTTTTACCAAACTAGATTTTATGATATGATCAATTCTATTTTCTTTCATTTTATAATACTATCTTTTGGTCTGTATTTTCTATATTTCCATAAGACCGTGATACACCCGTATCCAATGTAAGGATATAATTTCTTAAAGGGGATATGACTGCTTGATCTTGTGGGACTACTGATACTTTGATTTCTGACAAGCCACCAACAATGGATGTTGGAGCAAAGGTATTAATTGTTAGTACGCCATTAAGATTATCATATGAACCTATGCCAGTTTCAAGAATAGTTCCAGTAGCGGGAACAAAAATTTCTATTTTATTTGAAGATAACTTATTTCTAAAAATGCAAACGCTGTTTCTATAAACAAATTGTGAAGATTGTATAGTATGTGTAGTATCGTTAAATGATGCTAACGGAATTGGAAAATTCAAAGAATATGAATTGATGCTCCCTAAAATTGGTGAGAATCTTTGTTGAACTTTAATATCCATTTTAGAAGATAATATGGAACGATCAACACTATCAATACCTGTTAGTAATGGAGACCTTCTAAATTTATTTTCAAATTTACCTAAATTGTTTGTAAAATATGTTGAAATATAACTATCAACTAATGTTTCTAAGGTTGATAATGTTGATGATGTTAAACCATTATTATAATAAAATTCTGTGGTTGTTTCAACATATGTGATTTGTGGTTCTACGAATACGTTGCCTATAGACATAATGGATAAATTATCAGTAAACGATGTTTTTATTTGATTTTGTGTAGATGTTTTTATGTCATCGCTGGTTCCATCTGGAAACTTTAATGACATATAAACTTTTCCATAATCTTTTGGAATATTCTGTTCTCCACCCCAAACTGCTGCGTCTGTAACAGTAGGAAACTTAGATAATATCATACCTTTATAATCTAAAGGTGTAACTAATCTTTGCTGAGAAGAAAATTGTATAGGTGCAAGTTTTTTAATTGTCTCAATAGATTCTCTGTCTGTTCCAGAATGTGATGCTATTTGAGTACCAACGCTAATGTTATAACTAACACTGTTTACCACTAAAGACCCTATCGCAGAAAATGTAGTAGAGCCGTTTGCATCTGGTCCAGAAACTACATTATATGTCACTAATATTTTTCCACCAACAGGCGGTGCTTTTCCAAAAGACACTCCATCTCCAAAATTAAGTTCATAATGACCATTAGGAGATTCTTTTATATCGTAATATTCTGTTGTTGCTGTGACTTCAATAGCATCCTCTAAAAAAGTGTAAGTAGTGTAGAGTGATGTTGTTGGTGTATCATACACTCTAACATCAAGAGTGCTTGTATCTATATTTTCATCTGGAATGACGTATGTTTGATTTGTTGACAGAGAGTCAACTAAGAAGGTTTTTGTTTTTGTTGTGCCTTCATAAACTAATACATTTTCAAATGTATAAAGACCACTTAGATCATTTGCTGTTACTGCTGCCCTACTAGAAAATTCGTATGATCCTGTGTCATTTGAGGCTGTGAATGATGTTCCTATAGGTAAAGTTATTGAGGACGGTCTGCCCCCAACCCCCGATAAATCTATGGATGCTGTTATTGTTGATTTTGACGCATTTTTTGATTTTGGTCTATACCCAAGACCTTCAGCATGAGATACTACAGATGATCTTAATTGTGCAGTGTTTAGAAAAGACTCATTAGTAGCAAAGTTTGCTATCAATCCATTAAAATGTGTATTATATGCCAAAACATCTAAAATATTTGATAAGCCTGATGTTTCAAAATCATAGTCACTAAACTCAGTACTATTCGCAAGATAAGTTTTTAATGATGATTTTATTTGATCAAAATCTAATTGAGTTGATGTAATATTTGTTGCCATTTATCTTAACCTTGCAATATCTGTTTCTAGTGTTAATATTTCTTTATTATTGATAACTTGAAAAGTAATAATTACTGAACAAGAATTATATTGACCTCTTATACTAGCAGATATATCTAAAACTCTTACTCTTGGTTCATAATTCTCAATCACATCTCTTATTTGATTTTCAATATCAGTTGCATTAATATCATCCGCTAAATCAAACAAGAGCCTTACAATATTTCCACCGTAAAACATATTAAATGGTTTCTCATAATGATTGGTCATAATCAAATTTTTTACTGCTTGTTTTACAGCCGCCGCATCATTTTTTTTGAAAATATCACCGTTTTTTCTTTTAGTAAAGGATAAATCAATATCACTATAAGAAGAAGTTTTCAAAGTTATTTGAGATAGTACTCCTAAATTTTTGTCTTCCAGTGATAAGTTTTTTGCCATCTAATTTCTCTTTGTTTTCTTTTATAGTATTTATAAAGTTTTCATCTAACTTGAAGTGTAATCCTCACCATACGCATCAACAATATTCATTGAATCTGCTATTTTTCCAACATCTTGTTCTGGAATTTCTACTAAATCTGTTGAACTAAGAACATTATTGTTCCATAGTGTTTCTAAATCCATTTTAAAAAATGCTTTATAGTTGGATGGTATTTTTGGAGTACTTATTGCAATTTGGGCATGATGTGACTCATTATTTGGGTCTAATTTATCATAGTATAACGACATTTTATCGTACTGAATATTATCTTTAAGATATACCGCCAAATCATACGTCTTACTTAATGCTACTTTTCCAGTTGTAACAGAAATTAATTCATAAACTATTGCTCTACCAGTTTGTTTTAAGTCATTAATACTTTCGCTCTCTACAACTTCTTCTGGTCCTAGTTTGTAAATACCTTCTGCGACATTTAAAGAATAACCATCAAACTGATCAAGAGTTTGATATAGATCAATAATTCTAGCATGAGGAATAAGATTCCTTGCGATTGCTCTCCTATCCTCTAAGGCAACTATGTGTGAAATAGTTATTGGGTCACCTTCAGTTGCAGAAAATTTTGATATTGAGGTATTATTTGATAATTTTGTACTTGAGTTAATTACAGTTAGTGTTGATGGATTAAATAATGGATTTGGTATCAACTGGTGATGCTTATCTTTTTCTGCGGCCTCTGAATGTAATGTTCTAGTAATTCTAGACTCTCTTCCATGCGGCCCAATATCTTTAGAACCCGATACTGTATTTTCTTTTTTATTCACCATTCTTCCTAATTCGGTTGGTGCGGGATCACTATATGTAGGAGATAAAACTCCTTTACTCACTTGCCTTAAAATAAATTTACTGTTTTGTAAATTATTAGAGTTTTTAAGTTTTGATCTTACAGAACTTATTGTTAAATTGTTTTCAGTAATCCCACCAGTTGGAACAGATAAGTCTATTGAATTATTAATACCACCATCAGCATCAACGCTACATTGTCTAATTCCAAATCGAGTTTCTGATAATATTCTTTTTATTTCAGAGTCTACTGGCTGTGCAGTTTCGTCTAAATTTGCTGAAAAATTTGTTTGCCTTTCAAATTTTTGATCAGATGGTTTCGCACCTCTACCAGGAGTTGCAACTCCTGCCTTATTTGCAAATTCTGCACCAGAAGCATTCCCAGCCAAATAACCTACAAATTTTCCGTCTGCTTTGGCGTTATTGGTTATGTATAAATTTTTAGTTTGAACAGTTTCATTAACAAAAATATTCTTAGAGTAAGTTATCATATCTTTACCACCAATGGTTCCAGCAGTACCAATACAAGTCATATTTTCGGCAATCATATTAATATTTGGAGAACTTATCGCTAAATCTGTTTCTGAGGTAAACGTCAAAGAACCTTTATGTGAATAATCACTAGAACCGTCTATAATATTTGTTAAACTACCTTTTATAGCATTTGTCACATTACCTAACAAAGTATTAGTAGATTGTTTAAGAACTGTCACTGATTTGGATTTTTTTATATATTCTCTCATCACACCACCAATAGTTTTTGTGAAGGAACCCACAATATCTAAAACTTTTTTACCACCTACATTGATATTATAGTCACCTTTTACATTTAAATTGTAATCACCAGTAACTGTCATATTCAAATTTCCAGTATACAAAACTGTACCGTCACCCTCAATCGTCATCGTGTGTTCGCCACTACAAATATCAATTCTATTACCAGTACTATTGATAATTATAGTACCATCTGGTTGTATGTCAACTCCAGCACCACAAGCATGTTTCAAAAGTATTCTCTCTCCACCCGGCGTATCATTTACTTCAATTACGTGACCACATAAAGACTCATCAACTTGAACTTTGGAGTAATCATAATCATGAACTGGTTGGTAACCCATACCTTTTCCAGGAATACCATTTTTAATATTTAAATTATTTGTATTTTCACCTCTAGCAGATTCATTTATAGAACTTTTTCCAGTATATTCTGCTTTTGGAAACTGATTTGAGGGATCAAGAAAACCTTTTCCAACGCCTTGATTTTCATTGGCAAATGGAAAATTCTTTTCTCTGGTTATAATATCATCTATCTCTGTTGTCATATTTTACCCTCTATTAAGTTTTGCCATGCTGCCTTGACTCCGTTCCATTTCAGCATATCTTGCTACAGTTGCTGGATCACTAATTTGAACTAGTATTCTTCTGCTTGTGCCACCCACTATATGTTCCCATATTTGATAAACATTTGTGTCAAACCCCTTTTCGTAGAACTGGTGTCCAGTATATTCAGTGAATTTTTTTCCAATTGGATATCGGCTTGCATCTTTCCAATCTTCAGTTACATATTGAAAATCATACATTTCTGGATAGGATGCGTGTTGAGAAAATCCTTTTGATTCTGCAAGATACTGTGAACCCACAAAAGGACCATCTCGCGCATTCGCTTTAGGTTCAATAACTTCTTGAGTCTGTGGAGCAACTGCATTTGATACTGAAACATCTCTTATACCAGTTGCAATTACTGATGGACTTATAGAACTTTTTCGTCCTTCAATGCTTAGATTTCTTTTTTTAAAATGTTTAAATACGAAATTTTCCATAGATATTCCCGGATCAATTTTATTATCTGGATCAGTGTCGTTATGACCCCAGACTTGACCTCCTGAGTGAATTGAATAAAACGCCCTTAAAAAGTTTTTGAGTGAAGCCCATTGTGCGTTATTTATTGATGAACTATTTGCGAACTTATCTGGATTTTTAGTTCCACTGGCGCAATTATATCCACCAACAAGACATATACCGACACTAAAATTATTATGCCCCCCAGTTTTAGCATGTGCGCCAACTTCGTTTAATGGTCTACCCCTTTGTAATGACCCATCTCTACGAATAACATAATGATATCCTATACCAGAAAAATCTCTAGCCTTGTGCCACTGATCAATTTCTTCTGCACCGATATTTTGATTAATATATGTGGCACTCCAATGAACAACAACCTCACTGATTTCCCTTGTAGCACCTCTAAATTCTGATATTATTTCTTCATAAGAATGAATTCTTGTGAAAGTATATTTTTCATCTGGGTTTTTCCATGCTTGTTCAGTCTTAGTTGATACCCTATTACCCAAAGTTTTCTTTTGTACTGATAAACTACCAGAATTAACCATATTTGTAATAGATGGGTCTAGCAAACCAATCGTGTCTTGTAAAATTGATATGTTATCAAGGGGGAACGCTTTTGAAATCTTTTCTGATATTAGTCGCGACACTATATCGTTTCTTCCATCTAAAACATTTTGTAATGTTTCTAATTGTTCTGATGCATTCAATAGACCTTTAGATAATGAAGTTATTTCATTACTAATAACAGGATTGGTATTTTCTAACAATCTATTTATAATTCCACCCTTTACATCTGCTAAATTATTATTAATTTGAGATTCAAAATCGGAAGCGGCATTTTTAAACTTATCTTCAATTCCACCAATCCCTTGTGCGACTGTACTTAAACTACTCAACATATCAGTTACTGATGAAAGAGCATCTATAGAATTTCCAGTTAGTTCACTTAAAGCACTAGCATTAGGTAGTTTTCCTATTACGGACTCTAAATTGGCGGCAATTGATGCTGGCGCAGGTGAAGTTATTATTTGGTTTAATTGTATTGGAGTAGAAGATAAATCCGAACTCAACCCAGTAAGAGCCTCAAGTATAACAGGCCCAGAAGGAATTTTTTGTAAATCTGAAAATCCTTCAAGTTCTGAAGTTATTTTAGCAACACCCAAATTCTCAACTAAAGAGTTTGGGTCTAAGTAATCAACCTCTTGAACTAAAGATTGAATTCCACCTACAATCTCATCAACCTTACCCCCAAGTGGTGTAGACCTAACATTTGTTATATTTTTAGCAGAAGTTAAAATATTATCAGCAGTCGCAGATAGATCAGAAACATTTTTTAAATTACTTAACGCTTGATTTACTTGAGAAAAATCTATACTATTTGTTAATGGCATCTATTATTCTCCTGCTTGCGGTTCATATTCATCAACTGTTGTTATATAAGTAGCAAAAACTTCTCTTGCAAACTTAAATCTTTCTGGATGTGAACCCAACTTTGGTATTTCATATTTTCTTTCCCATACCCATGCAGAATCTTTTATAGTTTTGGCATTTTTCATTGCAGTATAAACATGCTTGTGAGTTCCCCGTAATTCCACCATAACAAATTGAAGTTGTGTATCTAAATCATCCCAAGTTAATCCATTTGTATCTGCAAAAGAATGAAGTGCTTTTGCTCTCACAGAATTCCATTGGGCGATACCTATACTATCACTACCATCTCTACCGTCACCTGCATTTCTTGCCTTAGTACTCATTTTTGGTGTAGATTCAACCATAAAATTTCCAACTATTCCTGCTGATTGTTCTGGGGAAAATCCTTGACTTAAAAAATAATGATATGATATCTCTGGATTACTACCACCAGGTAAGTTCAACTTTTTAACTTTTCCATCATAATAGTCTTTCGGTTGATAATTTTCAATGTAACCTTCATCATAACCATGTATCGGTGGGCTATTCCATTCAGATTCCATAGTAGGGATTGATCCTATAACAAGTGGATTTTGAGAATTAGTACCATCAGTAAAAAAACCAACTACCATTGCACCAGGCTGAAGTCTAGGCATTTTCCCTATGCCAGAAATACCACCTTCTGTTGTTGGAAGCATTACTTGCGACCAAGGAAGATCATTTAAAGGAATGTCTGTTAATCTTTCACTATGGAGACCTTGTATCCTTACTCTAACTCTTCCTAGTTTTAAAGGGTCTAAGTTATCTTCAACAATACCTACAAACCAACGCATCGTGTCACCATAAAAATCTTGTGGTTGCATAATAATTATCCTCTTTCTGGAGTTTTTTGTGACAAGCGACTGCACCCAACTGTTGCCATATATTTCGGTCCAGAGAATACATGCCGTACTGCATGAATCATATAAGTTCCAGATTTTTTTGGGTCATGCTGAATTTCTTTTTCAAACTCCAACATTCTTGAAAAATCTAAATTTATGGTATTACCAATGCTAACATTTTTATTTGTTTGACAGAAATTTCTTCCAGCAACTGATATATCTATAGAAGATTTATTTAATACACCTCTTAAAGATATAGCCTTTGCTTTTAGCATATGTGCAGAAACATCATTTGCTTCACTATAATTTTTATATTCGTTTTCATATGAATTTGTTGGAGTAATTCTAGTAATTTGCCTTGTATCATATTCTTGAATTTTTTTACTATTAAAAGTATTCGTAGTATCAATAACCAATTCTTTTTGACCTGATTTAAAAACACTACTTTTCAAGTCTTTAAGAACATCTGCCATAATATGTTTATTTTCTAATTTAGAACCTTTTACCGTATCAATGTGTGTGTATGTGCTAGACATAAAACCTAACTGACATAACATTATAGTATTTTCGGCGTTAGACTGTGCAGTATCATTGATTATAAATGATTGTCCGTTTTCATCCAAATTATTGTTCGCAATTCCTTGATTATAAAAGTATGGTGAATCAAGTGCGTTCAATGGTTTAGATGTTAGTATAGTTTCTAGATCAACATATCTTATCTTATCATCAGCCAATGTTGAAAAAAGATAAAATGGCATACCACTTTTTGTTACTGCGCGTCTTTGTATCCATTCACATGCACCTAATGGTGTCAAATTTGGAACAATTATTTTCATAGGACCATCATTATGATTTTGAGATGATATATTAAACATATCTCTGTTAAGGTGTTCCTTTAAAATATTTTTTATTATAATATCTGGAGAGCCGCTGTATGATTTAGAAACTCTTATTAATTTAGATAAAAATGAAATATCTTCTAAAACTTGTAATAAAATTACTTTGTCTTTACCATTTGTACTTAATGTGTTAATAACTTCAGTAACAATAAAATTCTTTCTTATATTTGCAAATTCAGTTTCAATCTCTACTAATAATTTTTCTGTACCAGAAAACCCTATTCTATTCATCAAGTCATCATTATCTAGTATAGCGATTTCGCCACTAATAAATGGATTATTAATGTTTTCAAATAATTTAATTTCAATGGAAACTGCACTCAACTCAATTGAGCCTGACATTCTTTCTCCACTGATTTCACATTTTTTTAGATTATAACTGAAAGGTGATCTATTTTCTGGTTCAATACTACGAGTTTTCATAATTTAGTCCACCAATAATGATAGTTTATAATTATCATATATCTCTAAAATATTATCTGCTTTTATGACACGTATTACTTTAGTTTCATTATTTAATTTTTGATAATAATCAAGATGTGTGACCTCAGTGTTTGAACCACCTCCGACTGTCGGATCAATATCAACTTGATCACCAGAGGCATTAGTAAAATATCTGGCTGCAAGATGTTCACTTGAATGTGATTGTAGAGTTATTGATTGAGTAGAATCTCCAGTTTTCTGAATAGTTTCGCCGTTAGTAAACGATTTAGTACCTTTTACAACAATATGACCTAAGTTCACATCTCTGTCAATAATCTCAGCAACTGTAGTAGAAGTAACTCCTGTAATGCTATCACCTATTTGCATTTTGGTAAAAAAGTAATCTCTTGTAACCAAAGTTGTATTTGGATGTTTTTTCTTTGACCAAGTAACCACATCATTTGACCGTATTGGAAATCCATTTCTACGAATTTTATCATTCATAAGATAAAATGTCCAGTAATATTTGGTTGATCCATATAATTTTTGTGAAAGAGTATCTGGCCTTTCGCCTTCAATAATTTCATATTTTTCATATATAGAAATATTATTTTTTAACTCATCTATAACATCTACATATGCCGATATATTTTGAATTATGGAAGGATCAGTTTCATCCCCAAAGTTATACAACTCTATTGGAAATCTGTTAAAAAATGTCATTATCCTACCCCCATTCCATCAAACATCGTCCTAGCATTTGTCTGATCAAAATCTTGTCTGGTGAATGTTTCACTTTCAACAAACGACATACTAATATCAACTTCAGAATAATCACCCCCAGCATGAAAACCAGAACTTCCAGAATTATAGGTAGCATTAAATGATTTCATATGCATATCTTTAAATATAAATGCTTCATTAGTGTGGTCCATTTCTTTTGTATCATAAAGTAAGTGGATTCTAAACATAGGTGGAAACCTGTATCCGACAACAATACCACCTCTAACTATTCCTTCTGGATATAAATTTTTTCTGAACCAATTAATGATATCCTTAATTTCTTCTGCCTCAATTTTTGAGTTTGGGATAAGTTTAAATGACCAAGAAAATTCTCTTAAATTAACAGATTTAAATATTGCTCTCATATTAGGATTTGGTGTTGTTTGCAAAGATGATCTTACTGCACCACCCGCTGAACCAAATTTATTTACGAGTTTTGAAATTCCTACTCTTGCTAAGTCTTGGCTTTCAAATTCACTTCTCATAATTTTTGCAGCATCTGTAAAAATACTAGATTCTTTAAGTGCCTTACCAACTGCTGCAACACCACCAGAACCACTATTTAAAATGTCATTTAAACCAGTAGCAAATGTTCCGAACTCCATATTTTCATACGCAACACCGTCTTGTATCTGAATTGATGGTGGCATATATAAATGACAAGTTTCACCACTTCTTCTTTTTACTTGTCTTTTCAGTATTTCTTTAGTATTAAATAATTGACCCTTTTCTTGAAATGCCCTACTCAACGCATCCGCAGATAGAAATCCACTAGGACCAATACCCATTCTCTTATCTGTAGAATTTGCAGCATGAGCATTTATAACACTTCCCACCTCAATAGGATCAATATCTAAAGTTTCAAATCTTATTCTTGCTTTGTAACGATCTCTCTCATGGATTGGGAATTCTAGTCTATTTCCTGGCATGTTTTTTTTCCATAAATACATTAATACTACCATTATTTATATGAGAAAAATGAGAACACACAAAGGCAAATATAAAATAAAAAATCGTAAAAAGTACAAAGGTGATGCTGATAATATTATATATCGTTCTGGATGGGAAAGATATGCATTTCAGTGGTGTGACACTCAACCACAAATTACTGAATGGTCATCCGAGGAAGTAGTAGTACCCTACTACTATGAAGTTGATAAAAAGTATCATAGATACTTCATGGACTTAAAAATAAAACTCAACGGTAAAATTTATCTCATAGAAATAAAACCAGATTCACAAACTAAACCACCTAAAGTGCCATCTCGCAAAACTAAGCGTTATATTAATGAAGGCATGACTTATGTAAAAAATATGAATAAGTGGAAAGCAGCAGACCAATATGCTAAAGATAGAGGGTGGATATTTGAAATCTGGACTGAAAAAACATTGACGAAGATGGGTATTATGCCCAAACAACCGAAACCACTTCCCAAGTTGAAAAAATTAAAACGTCTATAAATTGATATAAATAACAGTGAATAACTTTGGGAATATAAATGTCTAATCTGTTTCAAAATTTAGAAGTACAAGCGTTCAGAGCGGGAATTACGCCTAGAACTAAGGAGTCAATTTCTTGGTTCAAAGATAAAGCATCTAAAATGGGAAAAATAAATAGAAATGAACTCATGAAAGATGAGACTCTTAGACTTCAAAATCGGCAAGCAGTCGGCAAGATGTTTATGTACTTCTATGACCCAAAAGGCAAAGATACACTACCGTACTACGATAGTTTTCCGCTCACTATAATTGTTGGTAAAGCAAAGGGTGGATTCGCTGGACTAAATCTACACTATCTACCCATGACTTTAAGAGCAAAATTTCTTGATAGTTTATTAGAAATTACAAATAATAAAAAATATAATGATACAACCAAATTTAAAATGTCGTATGAATTACTTCAAGGGGCGGCAAAATTTAAATACTTCAAACCTTGCTATAAGCACTATTTAGCAAATCATGTAAGAAGTCGTTTTGCTTTGGTTCCAGCACCAGAATGGGAAATCGCGACCTTTTTACCAACTGCTGATTTTCAGAAAATGTCTCAAGCAAAAGTACATAAAATATCAAGAGGTATGATCTAATGCAAGCACAAACTATAGAAAATTTCAAAAGTGGCATCAGAGAAGGAATTGCAAGATCAAACCTTTTTCATGTAGAATTACCTTCAATTTCTGGCGTAAATATAGATGCTAATGATTTGAATATACTTTGTAAAAATGTTGCTCTACCATCAAGACAAATCTCAACAGTAGATAGGGTTATTGGGATTGTAACTGAAAAAGTTGCGAACACATTCATAACAGATGATATTAACTTATCTTTTCATGTAACTAACGACTACAACATAAAAAGGTATATTGAAAGTTGGATGAATCTAGCGGTAGACAATGAAACTTATGAGTTAGGATATAAGTATGGCACAAATGGGTATGGTAAAGAAGTAGTAATACATCAACTTGCTCATAATAATAGAAAGACATTTATTCCAAGTGGAACGGGAATGCAATTATCAAAAAAAGTATATACGTGTGTACTTGAAAGAGCGTTTCCAACTACTTTGAGTTCAATTGAATTAACTAATGAATTAGATGGGCTTGTTGAAGTAAGTCTATCATTGACGTATACAAATTGGAGAAGTAAATAATGGCACTACCAAAACTAAATGATAAACCAAAATATGAATTAACGATTCCATCAACCAAGACAAAGGTAAAGTTTAGACCTTATTTGGTTAAAGAAGAAAAAGTGTTAATGTTGGCAATGGAGTCTGAAGATAAAAGGGCAACAGTAAATGCTATTGTTGATACTATTATGGCGTGTCTTGAAGGTGATGTTGACCAAAATAAATTAACCTCTTTTGATGTTGAATATATGTTTCTCAAACTTAGGTCAAAATCTGTAGGAGAGAACGCCAATGTCACAATAAAATGTGAAGAATGTGAGGCCGACAATCCAGTACCAATTGACCTATCTACAATTGAGGTTACCGAACAATCTGTTAGTAGTAAAATAAAGATTACAGAAGATATGGTTTTACACATGGGCTATCCAAATTTTAAATCTATCATGGATGCTGATGGAGATGATACACTGAGCGACACAGTAAAGACTTTTCAAATGATTAGTAAATGTATGAAAGTTTTGGAAACAGCAGAAGAAAGATATGATCTTGCAGATGAGAGCCAAGATGAAATTCAAGATTTTATTGGATCACTATCATCAACTCAATTTGATAAAGTAAAAGAGTGGATTCAGACTATGCCAAAATTGTCTGAAACTGTAAATTTTAATTGCGTAAAATGCAATCACTCAAACGAATTTACATTAGAAGGATTAGATGATTTTTTTTAATTGCTCTTTCTCATGATAACCTGTTAAGTCATTATAAGACCAATTTTCAATTAATGCAAGATCACAAATATTCGTTAACAGAACTTGATAATATGATGCCGTGGGAAAGAGAGATATACATTACATTATTGATACAACACGTTGAGGAAGAAAATGACCGAATAAAAGCACAACAGCAGAACTAGGAATATAAAATGGCGTTTGGAACAGCAGTAAATGATGTTAGAGAAATAAACAGCAAAGAAATTGCTGATATTAATCTCAGAAGTATGGAGTTGAATAAATCAACACTTGATGAAATCAAAAAAGGTTTCACCAACTTAGAAAAATCTGTTAAAAAAATGAGTGGTGGAATACGAATTCCTGGTTTGCAAAGTCTTACTGATATGGCAAAATCATTGACAATGATGCCTAAGACATTAGCAATGAACTTAGCAAATGCCATTACAGCACCGTTCAAAGCCCTTGCAACAACTCTTACCGCCCCATTTATAAAAGCATTTACATCTGTAAGAGATAGCCTAAAAGCCACATGGGAAGGAACTAAAAAATTATTTGGTGGTTTCTTTGGTTTCTTTGGAAGTATATTCGGAAGGTTTTTTGGTAAGGGTACTGATCCAAAACTAATGAGTGAAGTTAAAGACATAGGTAAAAGTATGTCTAATTTAGTTTCTATGTTTTCTAAATTTCTTGCAAATCAACAAATGTCAAGACTTGATGCGATTGAAGAAAAACGTGATAGAAAAAAGGTTGACGGCGCACTCAGTAAAAAAGGTGTTATGCGTTCTGGAAATAGACAAGGTGGAATTCTTGGAAACCTAGCAAATATATCTGAAATTATGCAAGGGTTTGGTGGTTTTACTGGGGCAATTTTAGCGACAGTTCTTGCTGGTGGTGCTGTTGCATTTCTAGTAGCAAGATTTAGAGATCAGTTAGGTATTGATCCCGGTTTCAGTATACTTGATGCTGTCAACAAAAAATCAGAAGAACTTTTTGGTATGCCTCTCTTTGGTGAGACAATGACTAGTGCTTTGAAATCAATCGGTGATGCTTTCGCTGAAGGTGGTGCTTTTGGTGTCTTGAAAGAAAGTGTGAATCAAATGCTCACTGCATTTCCATCTCTTCAAACCGCACTTGATGGTATGAAAACCATGTGGGAAGAGACAAAAATATTTTTTGAAGGTGTAGTACAGGGTTTAGGTCTTGGACCATTGAGAGATAAAATAACTGAGTTTATGAGTAAAGAATTTGGTATTGCGGAAATGACTGCATTAACGGCAGCAGTAATTGCGTTAGGTGGCCCTCTTAATTTATTAAGAATAGCAATGTCTGGATTAGGAGTTATTTTTAATACTGTAGGGTCATTCTTTACTGCTCGTAACACTAGTGCTTTAAAAGCACTCACAAGAGCAATTCTTAGTGGGGGATTAGGTGGTCTTGGTATTGATGGTGATGGTAAAAAACCAAGAGGGAAAAGAAGCAAATTTCAAAGATTTAAAAATATGTTTGGCTTTGGAATGGATGATGTATATGATATGAACCGTGGCGGTAAAAAAGGTGTTCAATTTGGAAGTAAAACTGCTGGAGGTGCATTATCTCTAGCAGAGTCTGCAAACATTGGAAAATTTGCAAAATTAGGTGGCCTTGCCAGAGGTATTCCAATTGCTGGACAAGTTCTTGCTGCTGGTATGGCAGTATTTGATGGTGTCACAGGTGCTGGGGATGCTTTAAAAACATTTAAACCGCAAACCCTTACCGATAGTATTGAAGTGGGTATGGTTGGTGCTGCTGCTGGAATTACAAAAAGTTTTGCTGGATTAGCAGATATGGCAACTGGAGTATTT